TGTATCAAGACGAAATTCAATCGCTGGATTACTTGGTGATTGGGGGTTGATTGAAATAATTGGAGAAGCAGAACCTAAAGCACCGCTTTCTCAAATTAAAGTAATCGCTTTCAAAGAGAAAGATGAATGGATTTTGGAAACAAAATATAACATTGGCAAGAAGAGAGACCAGTAAGTGGCACAATCCTTTTCTAAATTCGTAACAGAAAAAGAAACCAAACAAAAGTATAAATTGTTGATTGTATCTACTCGACCTAAAAAAAGTGAGTTCTATCATACAACCAAAAGACTTTTGGAAGAGGCGTCTGCCGTTGGTATTGAGGCATTTGCTTTGTTATGTGAAACTGCAAGAATTGATAGTTTAAAAAACCAAGTATGGAATTCTGAAGATTCAAATAAAAAATTTGATATTGACCCAGACAATACAATTGCTATTATTCGTGGTTCTGTTGCTGGAAAAGATGCATATTTGAATTTAGTATCCCAATTAGAAAAGATGGGCGTTTCTGTAGTTAATAGTAGAACTACAGTATCTATTTGTGCAGACAAATATAGGACTGCAATTAGACTTAATGACAATGGAGTTCCTACACCAAAAACTTCTTTACTACAAAGTGTAGATACAGTGCAAGATAGTTTAGATTCTATCGGTGAAAAATATCCTTTAATTTTAAAAACACTTAGAGGCTCAAAAGGTATCGGTGTTATCTTTATTGAATCTCGTAGACAATTAGATTCAATTATTCAATTGTTATGGAAACAAGATTCAGATACAGAACTTCTTTTACAAAGATATGTAAAAGCAGACCATGATGTTCGTGTTTTGGTTTTGGGTAATAAAGTTTTGGCTTCGATGCGTAGAGATGTTTTAAAAGGAGACTTTAGAAGTAATGCATCTTTGGGAGCAAAAGTTTCTGAATATAAACTATCAGATGAAGAAATAAAAATTTGTTTGGATGCACATAAGGCAGTTAATGGTGTATATACTGCTGTAGACTTGATTAGGTCTGGAAAAGATTCTTTTGTGTTAGAAGTGAATAGTTCGCCAGGCACTTCTGGTATCGAAAAAGCAACTGGAAAAAATTTGATGGGCGAATTATTAGACTATTTTATGGATAGAGATAATTGGCGTTGGGTTGCCCATGAAATTGGTAGAAATGAAAGAATTGAAATAAAAGGTGTAGGTGATGTTGTTGCAAACTTTGATACAGGTAATAGTGCCAGATGTATCATTCATGCAGATGAATGGGATATTAAAGGTAAAGAAGTAATTTGGAAATCATATGGAAAAACCTACAAACATAAATTAGTTAAGATGGGTAAATGGGAAAGGGGAGCTCTCAACGCTCAAGTTATAGAAAGACCCATAGTATCCTTTGATATCCACTTTAATGGAAAATTATATAAAGATGTGATGTTTGCATTGGATGATAGAACTGAAAAAACTACAAAGTGTCTAATGAACCAAGACTTTATGATAAGAGCAAAGGTTATGGTAAACCCTGCCAGAAAATTTGTAGTGACTGAATCATACGAAGATTTTGATATTTTCGATGATGGTAAATCTGAAAAAGAAAGGAAATAGATAATGCTACTTGATGCAATAAGAAAACACGCAGAAGGACACATTGCAAAACATAAAGCAAATGTTCTTGTGTACCTAAACAATCCAGCAGGGATTGGAGAACACTCAGATATTATTGATGCCGTTGAACATGAACTTATGGAAATGGCAAAGTATAATGACCAACTAGAAATGTTGGATATGTATTTCGCAAAAGAAGAACAAACACAATACACCCTTTTCTCTTGACATTTCCCCCTAATGGTGGTATATTTACATAATGAAGTTTTACACACATATCGCCCAATGGGGTAATCAATTACTTGTTCGTGCTGTAGAGAATGGGGTTCGTAGTAACTACAAAGTTAAATACGAACCCACTCTCTATGTTCCTGTTCAAAAAGAAACAGGTTGGAAAACATTGGAAGGCAATAATGTTGCCCCAATGAAATTCCTCACAATCAAAGAAGCAAAAGAATTCGCAGAACAATACGAAAGTCAACCTCACCTTGTTCATGGTTTGACAGGTTTCCCCTACACTTACATTTCAGAAACTTACCCTAATCAGATTCAGTTTGATAGTTCGCAAATGCGTATTGTCACTATTGATATTGAGGTGGAGTGTGAGAATGGTTTTCCAAATGCCGATAAGGCACTTGAACCAATGCTTGCAATTACAATCAAGAACCATGACACTGGACGTATCAAGGTTTGGGGATTACATGATTACAAAAACACAAGAGAAGATGTTCAATACATTCAGTGTCAAACTGAACGTGAACTTCTAGCACAGTTTCTTGCTTGGTGGGAAAGTGACCATCCAGACATAATCACTGGTTGGAACACAGAGTTCTTTGATATTCCTTATATCTGTAACCGTATCAAATCGGTAATGGGTGAGGATGCAATGAAACGTCTATCGCCTTGGGGTGTTGTCAACTCTCGCATGGTGAATTCTGGTTATGGTAAGAAAGATCAAGTGTATGATATTCTTGGTGTTGAAGAAGTTGACTATCTACAACTCTACAAGAAGTTTACATATACTGGACAAGAATCCTATCGCCTCGATCACATTGCATTTGTTGAACTTGGCGAACGTAAGGATGAAAACCCATATGAGACATTTCGTGATTGGTATACAAAAGACTATCAGTCGTTCCTAGACTATAATATTCAAGACGTTGAACTTGTCGATAGACTTGATGACAAGATGAAACTTATCGACCTCATTCTGACCATGACGTATGAGGCGAAGGTAAATATCTCTGATTCATTTACATCAGTTAAGTATTGGGATGTTCTGATTTACAATCATCTGCTTAAACGTAAGATTGTTATCCCACAAAAGATGGGGCATAAAACTAAGGGTGAAAAGTATGTTGGTGCATATGTGAAAGAACCACAAGTGGGGCAACACAAATGGGTTATGTCTTTCGACTTGAACTCTCTGTATCCACACTTGATTATGCAATACAACATCTCACCAGAAACTTTGATGACACAAGTTGCAGATGGTATTGATGTTGATTATATGCTCGCCACAAAGAAACTACCACACATTGATAACGTAACTATGACACCTAACGGTGCAATGTTCTCAAAACAACATCAAGGGTTTCTGCCTGAGATGATGCAGAGTATGTACAATGATAGAACCATCTATAAGAAAAAGATGCTTGAGGCAAAACAGAAATATGAGGATACGAAGGACGCTAAATACTTAAAAGATGTTTCTCGTTTCCACAATATTCAGATGGCGAGAAAGATTTCACTGAACTCTGCTTATGGTGCGATTGGTAATGAGTGGTTTCGGTATTATGATTTGAGAATTGCAGAAGGTATTACAACGTCTGGGCAACTATCCATTCGCTGGATTGAGAAGTCTCTGAACTTGTATCTAAACAAACTTCTGAAAACTACAGGAGAAGATTATGTTATTGCAAGTGATACGGATTCGGTTTACATTACTTTTGACAAACTGGTTAATAGCGTGCTTGAAAAGAGAAAAGATGAATCGGAGGATAGTTATCGTAGCAGGGCCGTTGACTTCCTTGATCGAGTTGCTCAAGAGAAGATTGAACCTTTTATTGATAAAAGTTATCAGGCTCTTGCTTCGTATGTAAACGCATATGAACAGAAGATGCAGATGGCACGAGAAGTGATTGCAGACAAGGGTATCTGGACTGCAAAGAAAAGATACATTCTTAATGCGTGGGATGTGGAAGGTGTTCGTTATCAGACTCCACAACTCAAGATTATGGGTATTGAGGCAGTCAAGTCATCTACGCCTGCACCTTGTCGTGATAAGATTAAAGAGGCACTAAAGATTATCATGTCTGGAACAGAGAAAGATGTGAACAACTTCATTCAAGAGTTTCGTGAAGAGTTTATGAAACTGCCTCCAGAAGAGATTGCGTTTCCTCGTTCTGTGAACGGTATCGACAAGTGGAGTGATAGTTCTGGTATTTTCAAGAAGGGTTCTCCAATGCATATCAAAGGAGTTATTCTTTATAATCACTTTGTTCGCAAACAAAAACTAACAAACAAATATCCACTCATCCAAGAAGGCGAGAAGATTAAGTTTCTGAATATGAGAACACCAAACCATATGCAATCTGGTGTTATCTCTTTCATAACAAAACTTCCAAAAGAACTTGACATTCACAAGTATTTGGATTATGATATGCAGTTCGATAAAGCATTCGTTGAACCTCTAACATTTATCTGTAACCAGATTGGTTGGAAGATTGATCGTTCTTATGGAACACAAACAACACTTGAGGATTTCTTTACATGATACTAGAACGAGATGATGCGATATATGCCGCTACAAAGTTGATGAACTACTTCAAAGACTTTGGACGGATTGACGATTACTTTCGTGCTAGAAAGATTGAACGTGTACGAAACATTCCGACTCCTTTGCCAGGCATGGGTTTGGAAGATGATATGTTTCAGAATTATGATATGCATCCAGAAGATATGGACTTTAAAGTGATGCAAATCAATAACAAGACTTTTGATGCAATGATTGAAAAGGTTGCATCATTCAGTCCAGATGAGAATCCAGGCAAGACTTTGAAACTGGTTGTTATGGAAACAAACACTAATACAGTAGTTGGTTTCATTCGCTTTGGTTCTCCATTGATTAACTCTAAACCTCGTAATGATTACTTGGGTGGTGTGCCTGATTTGGATATCTTCAACAAACGTGCTATCATGGGTTTCAATATTGTTCCAGTGCAACCATTTGGTTACAACTATCTTGGTGGTAAACTGATGGCGGCAATCTGTTGTTCTCATGCAAGTCGTAGAATGTTAAACGAAAAGTATGGTACAGAGTTTTGTTTGTTTGAGACAACATCTCTCTATGGCAACATCAAAGGTGCTTCCATGTATGATGGTATGAAACCATATCTAAGATATAAGGGTGATACTCAATCTAAGTTTCTATTGACACTTGGTGAAGATATCTATCCAGAACTAAAAAATTGGTTTACAGAAAAGAATGGTGGAGAAGAACTAATACACAGGGGTGCTTCTTCACG